TAAACTCAAAAACCGAAATGGAGATTATCTTTATCCATATACAGATAATATACCAATAGCATCAAGTTCAACAGCAGGAAAAGTAAAACTAGACACGCAGCCTATCTCCGGTTCAAATAATGCTATCACATCAGGGGCGGTTTTTACCGCCCTTGATGCTACAATTAGCGATTCTGCCATGGCTCATAAAGCTGGCAATGAAATTTTTACAGGCATAAAAACTTTACAAGCTAGTAATGATGATGCATGGCTGATTAAAAAAGTGAATGGAGATTATAAAGAAGCAAATCCTGAACAACAGGTACAAGGTAGTTATCGTGTTGTTGATAAAAATAACAAGATTATGGGAGACGTAAGATTTACTCGTACAACATCCGGATTACAAACAAGTTCCCTAGTTGCTCGTAATGCGGTAACAGGAACGGAAGTTAACTGTGTTATATCCTGTAATGTAGATAAGAATGGAGTTGCCTATACTTCAGCCCCAACACCCACGGCAAGTGATAATTCCACAAAGATAGCAACTACAGCATTTGTAAAATCTCAAGGTTATATAGAAAATGCAAATTTATCTTCATGTCATGTTGTTGTACAAACATATGTGAATGGTACTAATTGGTATCGAGTGTGGTCTGACGGATGGATTGAACAAGGAGGTAGAATTTCTATTTCCAAAGATGCACAAACAACAGTCACATTATTGAAAACATTTTCCAATACTGATTATACAGTACTAATTACAGCCAATAAGTCTGGTACTCAAACAGGTGGTGACGGAAATTTCACTGTCGAATATACAAGTAATTCACAATTTATTTGGAGCAATGGTGATGATTTTTCAGGTACAGGAATATGGTATGCTTGTGGTTTTTGAGGATTTTGTATTATGAAAGCATTAATAACAAATAATCCAAAATATTGGAAATCTTATGAATATTCTTCTCCTGGAACTTATACAATTAAAGCTCCTGAAAATACTATTTGTAAATTCATCATAATAGGAGGAGGTGGTGGTGGTTCATCATGCCATTTTATGGCATGGGAACGAGGTCGTAATGGAGGGCAAGGAGCCCAAGTTAGTGGTTATATCAATGTTACAAAAAATACCGAGTATACAATAACCATCGGTCAAGGAGGAATAGGACAACGTATTATTGATGATGGAGGAAGTGCATATGGGACAGATGGAGGAAACAGTACTGCTTTTGGAAATATAGCAGGAGGAGGCAAAGGTTCAGGAGCTCATACTGGTTATTATGATGGTGGTTCTGATTGGGGTGGTGATGGAGGAACAGTCACAACAGTTAATGGTTGTATTGGGTCAAATGGCTCTAATTATTCAACACAATCAAAATACTTAACATATGGTGGTGGAGGTATTGGAAATGCCTCTACTGCAGGCAATGGTCAAGGAGGTTATGCCAAAATAGACTTTTTATCAAATTCTTCTGATTACACATATAGAGAAGATAGTTATGAAGCCAAACTATATAAAAATGGTAATAATTATAAAGTTTTTAATATTTAGGAGGAAAAATGAAACTTAACAAACCATATTCAAACGAAGAATATGCAGACTTGGCTGTGTATTGTAATAACAATAAATGTGAGATTGCTGATAAAGGAGAATATCTAGAGGCGGTGGTTAGTAAACCACCTTTTCTTTCAGATGAAGAGAAATCTATTATTGTTCGCAGAAAGCGAAATGCATTGATTGAGAATATAAAGTGGCGTATTGAGCGATATAAGAGCCAACAAGAATTACTTATTGATACTACAGATGATTACGAAACATATATGCAAATCTTGAGTTATATACAATATTTGCGAGATATTCCAATTCAAGATGGATTTCCCAATATTGAGCTAAATACTTTTGAACAGTGGCAAGAACTAATTGAAAAACAATCAATCATGGAAACAGAATAATGAGTGATATTACCTTATCCGAAGCCTTAAAGGAAGCATATGCTTCTGCTCCTAGTGATATAACTATTTTACATACTTTAGAGTTACGTCATCCAACATTTTTTGATGATAATGGTAATCCTACAGCGATAAGAGTTGTACGGGATAATATCAGTCATATATGTACATTGGAAGAAACAGCCCCTCTTGATGCAGGTAAAGCTGTGGAATTTATAGCTATGGCATTTGATTTGCAACTTCCTCCTGTAGAAACTGTTCCGGTACCTGAAATTACACTAACATTAGACAATGTTTCAACAGAAATTATCCAGTATCTTGATAGTGCTATTGAAACACAAGATATGATTGAGATGACTTATCGTCCATACTTATCCAATGATACAAGTTGTCCACAAATGAACCCTCCTATAACGCTTGTTATCACAGATATTCATGTGGATGTACTGAAAATTACTGCGACAGCTCGTATGATGGACATAGGAAATAAGTCATTCCCTGCAGAAAACTATACTATTAGTAAATATCCTGGATTATCTAGATGACCCATTTTGCGTTAAAATATATAGGCTTACCATGGGTAGCAGGAGCACAAGGTCCCGATAGTTTTGACTGTTGGGGCTTTGTTCGTTATATTCATAAACAAGAATATGGCCATAATGTTCCATTAGTAAATGTTGATCCTGATAATTTTCGAGATGTTCTTAATGCTTTTCAGCATGATGCTGCTTTTCAAGTGCTTTATGAAATAGATAGGCCACAAGAAGGAGATATTGTATTTATGCGTCAAGCTAAAAATCCAGTCCACGCTGGTATTTGGCTTGACATTGATGGCGGAGGGGTTTTGCATTGCGTACGTGAAAATGGTGTGGTTTTTCAGGACATCATCTCTCTAAACATTTGCGGTTGGTTTTTGCATTCGTATCATAGAGTAAGAGAGGACAATTAATGTTATACTTCAATTACTTCACAAACCCTTGTCAGCCAGATAAAGGGCGTATAAGCACGATTATTGAGCAACCCAAGACAATCTGGCAGATTATTAAAGAGCAAAAAGTTGATATTACAATGCCTATTATATGTCTTATTAATGGCGTTCCAGTATTACGCAAAGATTGGGGAAATTTACTTGAAAGCGATGAGTTGATAAGTATTGTTTCTCTTCCTTTAGGTGGAAAGAGTTCAAATCCTCTTAAAATTATACTAACCATAGCATTAGTTGCTGCTACGATATATACTGGAGGTGCTGTTAGTGCTGCTTATGGGGCTATAGCAGGAGCTACAGCTGCTGCGGCAGTTTCTATTACAGGAGGAATGCTAATTAATACGCTTGTTCCTACGCCCAAACCTGCGTTGAATGGCATGGCATCGGCTTCGTCTTCATATACACAAAGTCCAACATATTCTTTACAAGCGCAAGGAAATTCGGCTCGTTTGGGTAATCCTATACCTGTTATTTATGGTAGACATTTGATTTATCCTGACTTTGCAGCTCAACCATATTATCGATATCAAAATAATGAGCAGTATGTATACCAACTCCATTGTATAGGGCAAGGTTCATACGATATAGAACAAATTCGTATTGAAGATACTCCTATAAGCTCATTTAAGGAAATAACTTATCAAATAATAGCACCGGGAGAGAAGAATACATTATTTGAAGAGGATGTTGTTTCTTCAGCAGAAATTGCAGGGCAAGAATTACTAAAAGATGAAATTTCTGGAGGATTTATACTTAATCAAGCAGAAACTATTATTAATAAAATAGAAATTGATATGGCTTGTCAACGAGGACTATATTATGCCAATGATAGCGGTGGCTTAAACAGTAAATCTCTTGAATGGCAGGTAGAAGCTCGTCTTATTGACGATGAAGATAACCCCCTCGGAGATTGGGTCATTTTAGGTAAGGAAAGTTTGACTGCAGCAACTGTTAATGGGATTTATAAGACCTATACATATAACGTGGCTGACGGTAGATATGAACTTAGAGCGACAAGACTTGATGAAAAGGATGAGAGCTCTCGAGCTGGACATGAATTACGTTGGATTGCGGCAAAAGGATATACTGTATCAAATAAAGATTATGGTAATGTAACCTTATTGGCCATAGTCATGAGAGCTACGGACAACCTTTCGCAACGTTCTAGTAATTTAGTTAATTGTATCGTAACCCGTAAGCTAAAGACTTGGTCTCCAAGTAAAGGATGGAGCGAATTAGTTCCAACTTGTTCTATTGCATGGGCCTTAGTTGATATACTGAAAGCAAATTATGGTGCAAAATTGACAGATAAATCTATTGATTTGAATGCTCTTTATAAATTGGATTATAAATGGAGCTGTCGTGGAGATACGTTTAATGCTGTATTTGACAGTAAAGTGACAGTTTATGAGGCCTTAAATCGTGTTGCCAAAACAGGACGAGCTGTAACATTTATTCAAGGAGGAATTGTTCGTTTTGTACGAGATGAGCCGAAAACTATACCTATTGCAATGTTCAGTCCGCGTAACATAGTTAAGAATTCGCTTTCTATTCAATATATTATGCCATCTGAAGATACAGCAGACAGTGTTTGTGTGCAGTATTTCTCGGAAAAAAACTGGAAAACTTCAGAAATTATCGGTGCATTTAACGGCTCAACATCCAATAAAACAGCTACAGTAGAATTATTTGGATGCACAAATAAAGCACAAGCTCAACGTGAAGCAGTTTATATGGCTCTAGCTAATCGTTATAGGCGCCGTATTGTTACTTTTTCCACCGAACTTGAAGGGTTAATTCCAAGCTATGGGGACTTAATAGCAATAACACATGACATGGCACACTGGGGGCGCGGTGGTGAAGTTATTGCTCAAAATGGTTTGAAACTTACTTTATCTGAGCCTGTAACTTTTGTTGATAATGCTCAGCATGTATTAGCATTGCGAAGCAAAAATGGTGCTTTTTCTGGAGTATATGAAGTAACTCCAAGTGAGAAGAATACCGAAGTTATGCTTAAAACCATGCCAGACATTGATATTTTAACATCATCAGGTGTGGAACGTACACATTTTGCTTTTGGTACGACAGATAAATGGGGTGTTTATGCACGCGTAACAGGTATCCGACCTCGTTCAAGTCAAGTTGAAATTACCGCTGTGATTGAAGATAGTAGAGTTCATCAAAATTAAGGAGATGTAAATGGATTGGATACAGTTTTTGCAAATTATCTGTGTACCAGCCTTTGGT